TGTACAATACGAGAATTGAATTTTGCTGGTGTTGCTGCTTTTGTCACTACTTTTTCTAATTCTAACGCTTGGTCAATACCAGTATTCATTGAAGCAGAAACTTCGTATAATGTTGCATCTTTTTCTGGAAAAATATGAATAATCATTATGTTACCACCCTACCTTGTATATCTGTGTTTGGAAATTTTACTTCAAATATAGACGGGTCAAGACTTGGATAAACTATGTTATCTCTTGTTGCCTCTTGAATATTATAGACATTTCCAGAGTAACTTGCATCTGTATCAAACTTATTCACAATTTCTAAAGTCGGTATATTAGAAACTCCTTCTGTTAAAAATAATTCTCTTTGTAATTCTGAAATCAAAATAGGTTGATTTATTTGCCACTTATCAATGTTAAAAAATTGTTTTATATTTTCTATACATCTTAACAAGACTACATTAGCATTTTCAGTAGGTATTGGAACTACATCAAAATTAACACCAATGTTTATTATAAAAGCATCTTTTATATTTACTGCATCTGTCATCATTCTAAATTGACCTAAATAGTTTTTTAAATTTTGTTTTATTGCAGTATTTACTTGAGTTAATTTTTTATCAGCAGTATATCCAAGTGTATATAAATTCATCGCTAAAGGATTGGAAATTCTATTAATTATTTTTTCATCGTCTTCTTTTTTTGCAAGAATTTCACTTTCATTTAATTGTTCATCTTGTACTATATATGCTTTTGTTACTGCACCTAATCTTGGTGGCATAGTATATGTTCTAATTATGTAATCTTCTTTAGTAACAACCCTACCTTGTGCTGCAAAGTTTGCTAATGCATTTTGTCTAATCTCATCTAATGTTTCTGCACTACCACCACCAGTTGCTGCTTCTTCATTATTTACAACTACAGATGCTCTTGCAGTTGCTATCTTGGTGGCATCTTTACCAAAGTCATCAATTGTAGTTGATATGGCTTTTACAGTTGTTACATCTCCTTGTCTAACATTACTCTGAATACCACCACCTACGAGATAAGTAAAAGTCAAAGTAGTACCACTTGGAACTTGACCATATGTTCTTGTGTACATAAAATTAGATGGGTCAACATTTGTATCAACACTATTTAAACCCTCTGGTAAAGTTGAACCGACATTATCTGGATTAGGTATTATCAAAGAATCTGGGTCACTTGAAATACCACCACCAAATTCTATGTTTGTAGTATTATCTGGATTTATTCTTGTTGTAAATCTACGAGAAGATTTTTTTAATCTTAATATGTAAGGAGCAGTATCATTATATTGTGCTAATTCTGTATCAAATTTTGCTGTATTTTCTACTTCTTCAAAAACGGTCTCTTGTCCTAAAAATGGAACTTCATACCATTTGTTATTATCACTATCTATACAAGATATTATTCTAACAACATTATTATCTGGTAGTTTTACTGTGCCAAACTTTTCTGGAGTTCCAAAAGTAAATGTCTGTGTCTTTAAAGTTGCTGCTGTTGCACTAACAGATTTTTTAAGTAGATAGTATAGTGGTTGACTTGAACCCTCTTCTATAGAATACACACTAATATCAGTTTGGTCTACACTACTACTAACAGAAAAGTTAACATCTAAATCTGTAATAAATGTAACCGAACCATCTGATGTAGAAGAAAACTCACTTCCTTGATTTATTGTTAATGCGTAATCAAAATCTGGTTCTGAACTTTCTCCAGAACCCTTTACTGGTACGGTTTGATAAAGTTGTAGTTTAACTTTAGCAGGAGAAGTTACTTTGGGTTTGTATCCAAGTGACTCTGCTATTTCATAAACATTCTTTCTTTGTTTAGCGTGAAGTAACATATTTTCACGAACTGCATTATCAACATAGTAATTTAGAACATCACCAACATACGCTGCCATTTCAATAAACATCATACCTGGTGAGGATTCGTTAAAATCATTGTAAGAGTTTGGAAAATATATTCTTGCAAAATCAATAAGGTTATTTCTTAATGACGCAAAATCTTTTCCTAAATACTTTACTTCTTTACTTAAATTTTCTGCCATTTAATTTCTCTCTAAGTTTGATTTTCACCATTAGAATTTACAAGACCAAATGTCTCATTTACAGATATAAACACTTCATCAAAATTTTCTAAATCATCTCTAAGTGAAAATTTAATGTTTATTTTCAGTATATTTCTATCTATATCATCTGGCGACTCACTAATAATTATCTCCTTAATTAAAATATATGGTAACCAGGAATCAACTGCATTTATTATAACCTCTTCAATATCTTCTCTCAGTATCTCTGGAGTATTTGGTTCAAATAAAATATTCCATAAATTAGAACCAAATGTAGGATGATTCAATCTTTCTCCTTTTCTTGTCAACAATAAGTTAACTAAGTTTGCTCTTGCTTGTTTTATCTGAGAATAGTTTCTTTTGAACTGACCTTGTCCATCTGGAACAAATGGTAAATCAATACCAACTGCAACATTTTGGTCAAACTTTGATGCTACTGGACCTGGTGTTGCTGGTGGTATATCATCTGGTTCAATAAATATATCGGGTTCTGGTTGATATTGTGCTTCAGGCATTATGGTCTAAACCCCTCTTTTCCATTTTTCTTCTCATCTATTTTTTTCATCAATCCACTATAATCTTTAGTTAATGCTTTTGAAACTGCATCTGGTAAATCATCCATACTCATACCCATACTTTGTGCAGTTTGTTGTGCTACAGATTGTCTTTGACCTTGTGGTGTAAAGTCTTCATATCCCATCATACTTGCTAAATTAGAACGATTAAATCCTGGAGCATCTTGTGATGTAAAAGAAACTTCTTGTTCTGTAGTTTCTGCAGTATTTCCAAGTGTTTGAGCAGTTTCATTTAAAAGGTCATTCAACATAGGATTGTCTTTTACAAATTGTTTTTTCTCATGTACTGGTTGTACATTCTTCATTCCTTGTTTCATAACTTTTTTATGGTCTGTCTTAGGATTCATTGCTTCTTGTATTGCTTCAGTAACACCTCTTTTTATTTCTTCTCGTACAACTTTACGAATTAGTGTTTCTAATGCTTTTACTTGTCTTCCCATATTAACCTCCTATGGTATTAGTTTTCCTTTACCAACCTTTACACCAAACTGACCTTTGTTTGTTCCAGGTATTGGTGGGAATGGTGCCACTATTGTTGCTGGTGATGGTAGTACACCAGTTGGTGCTGGTATTGTTCCAAACGCTGATTGTACACCAGGTAGACTCAACATCAAAGGGGCAAAGTGATTTCCCTCTATTTCTATACTATTAAATAGTTTGATAAGGGCAGATGCCACTCTTTTTGCCATCTTTAATTGTGATACTTCTATGGTTGTTCCAGGTTTTGTTTCTGCTTGTTCTTTCATCATTTCTTTATAGTCTTCTATAAAATTCTTTAATGGGTCATCTGTTAGTTCTGGATTACTTATTTTTCCTATTGCTACACTAAATCCAGTTAGTGGAAATACTGAAGCAGTTGAGGTTGTAGACCCATTGAATACACCTGATATCGCAGTTCCTGGAGTAAACATAGCGTTATTATGATTGTTTACACCTACAACAAGTGTAAGTTTAAAGTAATTTTTCAATGCTTTAGCAAATTCTGTTGCTTGTACCTCTCTTGCTTGTTCTACTGTAAATCCTGGTCTTTGTGATTTTCTATTTGTTATCACAAATGCAAGACCAAGTAATATCTCAATAGCAGGTTTTAAAAATATTGGTTTACCAAGATGAGGGCCTTTATCTGTTCCACTAATTACAGATTGTGGAGCAGTAGTTACTCCTGGTGGTACTGCTGGCATTCCAGGTGGTAATTTTAAATTAGGTAAAGTTGAGTCTCCAACCGAAAGATGTAATTGTGCAAACTTATGAATAACTTTTGCTAAACATGCTCCTTTTAAAAAACATGCTACATCTACTGGTACTTGAGGTGGTAACTTAGATTGTTGTTCATAACATTTTACAAACCCATCTATCATGTCTTGTTTCATTGTAAGAATAAACTCTGGGTCTGTAAATCTTGTAAAGTCTTCATTTAGTTTTTCAAAAGAACCAACACTTGGTAAATCTGCTGACCCTAATAACTCATCAAATGCCGATTTTGTTGGGTTACCACTTGTGAATATTTTTATCAAGTCTTCGTTTCTTTCTAAGGCATCTCTATATTTTGATGTTCTACCACTTAGACCACCCATAGTTTTCACTATAGTCCAATCCGAAAAACTTCCAGAGTTTACATTACTTTTACTTTCAATCTGTAAATTTAAACTACCACTATCATACTCTTTTACAAAACCAAGAATAAAATTATCTTCACTACCACTTGCCTCAATCTTCAAACTTTGACTAACTGATAAGTTTGACGGAAATTCCTCTACTAAAGGAAAATCAATTATAGTAGGATGTTCAGTTGGTATATCTAACGCTATGAAAGAAGACCCAGTTTGTGCTGACATTTTATACTCTCCTAATCAAGTGTATGATTCTTAGATAATATCTGTTTCAATTGTAATTTTAATTGTTTATGTAGGAGTTCACCAGGATTACCTGCTTGGTTTGGATGAGGCCCGCCACCACCAACAAAGATATACTTTGGAATAGCATCAATAAGTTTTGTTAAAACATCAACGAGTTGATTTCCAAGTACCATTGGTTCTCCACTACCTGCAACTGCTTTCTCTCCAAGATTACTTTTTGTTGCTTCAGCATCCATTTTAGGTGTAGTAAATTTATAATAAGAAGTCATCTCTTCAATTTTTTCATCACAAACAGATTCTATTTTATTTGTTACATCTATTGACATATTACCAGATGTTGCTAAACCTATTCCTGCTTTTGCAAATCCTAATAGTTTATTGTCTCTTGCATTAAGAATAAGAGTACCACTATTCATTTGTATAGTTGGATTTTGTGTATCTACAATAGTATCAAATTCTAATGTATTTAATATTGCATCATCTTCACCCAAGTCTAAATATGCTAAATCTAATGATGTTGGTTGATTTTCTGTTAATATGATTGTTGACGGGTCTTTATTAACATCTGTACTATATAAATCTCTTGGTTCTAACTCTCCAATTTTTTCTGAACTTTGACCATTACTAATAATAGTTACTGGTTTACCAAGTGTTTCATCAGAACCCTCACTCCACCAATTAGGATTTTCATCTAATATTTTATCACTTGACCCAAGTCTTATATGTTGACCAAACCTACCCTCAAGTATCACATCTCCCTCATACACTTGAACTCTTTTTATATCATTTCTTTCTGTAAAAAACTCACCTAAATCTGGAAGTTCTTCTCCCTCAACAAAAGGATTTCCATCTTCTGGTTTTTTTACATTTTCTGATGTAGTTTCTTCTAAAGCATCAAGAGCAGATATATTTGGTAATGAATTGTGATGTGAACTATTCCAGGTATTTACATTATTCATGTAGTACGATATTTTCTTATTCACATCAGTTGTTGAATTACTACTGATAAAAATTATTACTGGTACTATCTCTCCTTTTATTGGTAGTCTTAATAAACTTGGGTCTAATGGTCTTGAAATAAAATCTCTTAGGTTAGAACCTCTTTCATTTAATATTGGTCTATTTGGTTCTGTGTATATTTTTCTTACAATACAAGAATTTAAAAGACTCTTGTCTGGTTGACCATCATCATTTAGTAATTGAAATGTTTCTAAATCAGAAACTTTGTTAAGAACAAATAAAACCTCAGATGGTTCTATTTCATAAAATAAATCGGGTTCTTGTGATTTTTGTTGTGAACCTACTACTAAAGATTCTGAAGATTTGTTTATAAAAGTTTTTCTACTTTTTTCTATATATGGTTTAGCCATCGGTTACTTCTCTGTCCGTTCTTGCTTCTATTTCATCCATCTTATCTTGTACATCAAATGCCACATTTTCTAATTCAGACAATAGTTGTTTCTTTTCATCTTCACTTATCATCTCATGGTCTGTACCACCAGTTCTTGCTTGTGAACTGACAAGTCTCTGTACGATAGTTGCTATCTTTACAAGTTGTTCATCATTCTTTACACTAACATCCAAGTATTCTTTTATCAAAGGCACAACGATAGTAGCATCACCAATGTTCTTGATGAGTGGTTCAAGTTTTTTTATCAATACCTCTATCTGGTCTTTTTTTTCAACAGAGTTATCATGAATATCCTTGAACAAGGATGATAAGGTTTTACCCTCAAATATTTCAAAATCAGACATAATATGTTCCAGTAATTACTATATATAAATATAAAAGGGCCTGATAAAAGACCCTTTTAAATAACTGAATGTCTGTTAGGTGTTATTTAAAATACACCTACTACCCACATTGGTTTTCCAGAACTATCTGTTTTTGTAATATATTTTACTTTAACATCATTCAGAGTACCATTAACATCTACTGAAATAGAAGTACCATCGTCTTGTGGATATACCCCACTAACAGAAAGTTTATAACTTCCTATTACTTCTTCAATGTTTTTTTGGTTTTTTTGATTTACTGTTAATTTAGCCATTTTACAACTCCTGCTATTTTGGTTTTATTAGTTAATAAGATATCAATATGTCAAAATAGAGAACTTATATCAATCTTTCTACCAGAAAAAGAACCAGTCTGGTAATAGTTTTCACTTATTTTTAGATAGTGACTCTTCATTTGGTTTACCACTTTTGTAATATGTTGTGTCTTAACATCTGTCATTTCACGAATCATAATGTAAAGTGCTTTTTTATTAAAATTTTCTAAATCACTTCTTCTCTTAAACAACTCAATTACTGCATCTGCAATCTGAATATCTCTTTTCTTTCTGAAAAGTTTTGTTAAATTACCATCCCAGTAATCAACCATATCGTCAACAAATTCTTTGACAAAATCATGTCCTTCTACTTCTTTCTTTTCAGATGTTAGATTTCTACCATAATCCAATGTAGTTAGAGCATCAGAGTTTTTGTACTTTTTATAGTTTTTGTTGTTGTTTAAAATTAAGTAGTTTTTTGCTACAATACTAAAGTATGAGAATGCTTTTCCTTTACCTTCCTTGAATTTATGAATATTTAGAACAAGGAAAGAAACCACTTCATGTTTTACATCTTCACTCGGAACATCAAAGTAATAAAACTTAAATGTATGAATTATATTTTCCGCTAACTTTTCAAAAGGTGTTTTTATATGTTCATTGTAAATTCTATTTCGTATTACTGGGTCTTTGCTATTATTGTAACGAATAATTGCATTTTCAGTTTCTTGTGTAAAGTATTGTTTCTTTTTTGCTTTTCTTGGCATTTTTACTCCGCTTCTAAGTTAAAATATTTTGATAATTCATTCTGTAAATCTTTCATGTACTTAAAATAAAATCCAATTTCATCATCTGAAGAAAAACTTCCTCTGACATCTATTTCATTTAATTTAACATTTGTATCACTAACTTTTTCATTAAAAGATTCAAACCATGTTTCGTATTGTTCGGTTTTTTTATTTAGATTGTATATAATATACAAACAAATAATCAATAAAACAAGTAATATTATTTCCACTATCATTTTTTATCCTTGAACAAGTCTCCAAATAAATCTTCTAAATCACTACCATCTGCATTTTTTGCTACTGACTTGATATCTGTTTTCTTTTTCTTTACACCAATTGGTTTTGTTGGTTTTCCTGCTACACTTCTTTTCCACATTTCATTCTCTACTTTTGTAGACAACATATCTCCTTGATGAAGTATATGTGGAAGATGTGATTTTAACCCATATTCTGGCATAAAACTTTTTAAGTAACTTGTGTTACCCTCTTCGTACAAACCATCTGTTAGTCTTAGTGCTAAGTATTCTTGTTCGGTCATGTCTACACCAAACTTCATTAGTAAATAACACGCTCTATCTGTTACGGTCATGTAGTTTAAGTTCTTATTAAAATCATATATCTTACCTTGATTTATTCTATGCCATTCTGATGGATTAGGTACATAGTAATCTTGTTCCATATCACCTACTTTTCCTAAATCATGGTGCATCGCACAAAAGACAATATTCTCTTCTGTCCAGTCTGGTGTTGCTCCCATCTCTTCCCATACTTTTGCAATCTTCAAACAAGACTCTGTAACATTTATGATGTGCATTACATATCCACCTGGAAAAGCATTATGGTAATGTTCTCTACCACTTGCTGGTGCATACATCATTCTGTCTTGGAAATGGTTGTACATTTCCGTTAACTTTTCTTTTCGTTCTCCCTCAAAATATTGTGGGATATAACCAATTAATTTATTCCAATTTTCAAGCAATTGTTCTGCTGATAATTCTAATGACATTGTAACCTCTTTCGTTTTATTTTATTCTTCAATAGGGGGAAAATATAAATCGTCCTCTCCTTC